TGGTTGCCATCTTTTGGATTAGCTCATCCTTTTGTTGGTCAGAGATGTCAAATGGGAACATAACGAACTCTTGACCACCGAATAGGACGGCTAGGTAGATACGGGTATTTCCGAATACTGCGGTTTCGTGGACTAACTGAGCAAAATCAGCGTCAGGAATGGTATTAGAAATATCGTCAAACTTATTACGCACACCAGCGTTATAGTTTTTGCACTCGACCAGAATTGTTTGTCCATCTTTTGTCCCTGCAAAGTCAAAATGTGATTTAAACCAAGATTCTTTCTTATGGGTTAAGGATTCTTCAATCTTGTTGAGTTCTACTCCTAGTTTTGCCTGAGCCAGTCTGCCGATGACGGGTTCCATGACGTGACCCATCTGGACGGCTTCTATAGCTGACAAATCTGGGATGTCCATCTTCCCTTGTTTGGTGAGGATGACCTCATTAGCCTTGCCTTGGGCTACTCTGCGGGAATCTCCTGACCAGATAGCGGAATTACGTGTTTGTGGTGTGAAATCAGACATGGTTAACCTCCAAAGTAACGGGTTCAACGTTAAAAGGTGAGCCAGATTGCTCTTTAGCCACAAAATAGTTGGCTTCCATGCGACAAGTATCCTGGGTCTCGTAGTTCTTGCGTTCTATAGAGCAGTAGGGTAGGTCATCGTAAGGCGTAGGAGAGCCGTCTACAGGGCTTATAGTGACTTTACGGGCACATTTACCAAACTCTGGCTTATGGCTTTCCTTACACGTGTAATAGATACAGTTGATACAGAATTTCATAGTGTTTTCACTTTCATTTCTAAGTTAGGAAATATCACCACATATATGATGATGAGAGGATTATAGCATTAGATGATTAGTCTAAGATAAATTATTTTCTCCTATGTTGTTTTTTTGTTTTAATTTATCTTCTATTGCGGTATAAATCATAAGAAAGTCTGCAAAATCTAAATGAACCGCATATTTGTTGTAATTTATATTATAGATTTCAGATTTTTCCTCATCAGTCAACCCTACCCATTCTTTAGGATGAGTATAGAGAAGAACTCCAGAAGAACCAACTGTAACTTCTCGCCAAATACCATCGTTAAACTTTGCAAACTTTCCCACAGGCTCTTGTTCTTGCTTAATGTTTTCTCGTTGGCAATATTTACCGCAAAACCCACCGCAACTTGAACATTGTTTATCCATGTGTTACTCCTTTATGCCGTGTGCGGCTTCGATTGCTCTGGCAATTCGCATCGATGTTGAACCTTCTCGCCTGATTGCACTTCCCCGTGATGCCTCTCGAACAATTGCGACAATCTGCTCGTCCGTCAACGGCTTGCGTTGTTGTGGTTTGGTGTAGAGAGGCGAACATTTGCCACCTGGGTTGTCCCAAACCAAGTTGTCGCCACCTTTGTGATGCTCAATCCACGCTACAGGCTCACCCTGCTCCCGAATAGGGGCTTTCTCATCCCAATAATCAGGATAAACACGAATAATATGCCCAGGCTTATGCGGGTCTAGTATTTCTATGAACTTATCACCCCAATACGCTTTTGTTTCTTTTTTTATATTCATACTGCCTCCAATCCACTCATAAGAGTTACCAGGTTACCCAGTTCCTCCCTAAACCCTGCAGCATCTACCTCTGCCTCTATAAGTTTCTTATATCTTTTGATTAAGATATTCACCTCAGATATGCGTACATATATCTCTATATCTGGGGTCTTCTTATATTTAGCTTTTAGCTCTGCTTTTCGTTGTTCTAATAGTTCTATCATTCTTTACCCTCCTTAAGTACATCCCCAACTGTTTTGTGTATTGCTTTATATCTCCAAAACCAAAGACCATCATAGTAAGCGAACGGCTTACCCGTACGCTCAACGTACTCAAGCCATCTAAAATCATGGGCACTTATCTCAACTGGATACCATGCAAACCACTTATGGGGCTTTGATAGTCTCTCTATTTTTTCTAAATGGGTCTCCCCGAAATCTATCTTCATTTTTTTACTCTCAAGTTAGGATTAAATACTCTCTCTATATATATCTACATGGGTCTCTATATATAGTCTTAATACTCTGCTTTTTGGTGGACGTACCTAGCCTCCTAGGTTACGCCTTCAACTATGCTTCTCGGAGCCACAGCACCCGCCAGTCTTACGCTCATGGGGCACTAGCTTCGCCACCCCTAGGACTCTCTCAGAGCTTTCCCACAGTAGTCCATTTCCTCTAACCCTGTCGTATAGCAACACCGACAATTAGACGATTACATTCGTTAGGACAATAAAAAAAGGCTACTTTAAAAACCCCCCTAATCGCGTCCCCGTTATATTGGGGTAGGAGAGTTATCAAAATAGCCTTACTTTCTATTGCACGCGACTGCAATGGGGCTAACTATACCACAACTTTATTTATTGGGGCAATTAGGACACTTGGGGGTTTTCTGGCATACCCCCAACTCCTCACACCTAGAAACCAAGATACAGCACCACTACACTTGCACCTGCCACAAAAGCCCCTATAAGGTATAGTACTAGGTCTTGGGTGTCTAGTGTCACTTGTGCGCGAGGGGGTTTTTCGATACCAAAATCGGGTTTATACATTTTTTTCTCCTTTGTTGTCTAAGTGTTCGCTAATCTCTGCTAACCATTCTCCCGCAAATATAGCCTCATTATCAGGGGGTAAATGGGGCAAAGCCTTGATTAAAGTCTTTCTAGCCCCCTCCAATAGTAGGTTCGCATTACCTTTGTTTAATTGCTCTATTTTTCTGTAAATATGCAGCAATTTAGCATCTAGCCGATTGTCCGTGAGTTCAAGATAATCGGCAAAGACCAGGCGCAATAATTCCATTTCCATCTCTGATAGTTTCATGATGAACCCCCTGCAAGTGTTTTAATACAATCATTTAATAATAATTCAAGAGTATTAAAACTCTGATAATCATCTGCATCTGGGTCGTTTATGATTGCTAGAATCTCTTTTAATGAGTGTAAAACTTGTTTTATATGTTCTTCTTGATAAGTTCTCATTGTTTGACCTCTTTAATTGTGAAACTATCAGGCGTGAGGGTTTTATCCATGAAAAAGCCTTTAGAGCAATATTCAGGCGCTAAAACCTTAATCCAGCGCTCCGCACGCTCTAAGCTATGAAAATAGCCATGTACGGCTAACGGGTTAGATTTTTCAACTACTTTATATCCAATCATACGGTCACCTCAAAAGTAGCTAATTTATATCCCCTGCGGTTTTCTAGCTTATAGCTTAATTTAAACTCTTTTCGTCTTAATTGATTAAGCTCTACTTTATCTCTGAACATATTAGAGCCTACTTTAGTCGTTACCATTGAGGGAGTAGAAACCCCTAGATTCAGGAGATAGTTAAACTTTTCTTTATCATCCATGTTATTTAAACCCTTGATAGAGTCACCAACGCCATTAAAGAATTGGTCGTTAACGTCTTTAATAATTGCCGTTACTTTCATAATTACCTCATAAGTTAGGATTGATGCAAAATAGCATCCCCTAGAAGCCTCATAGAAGCCCCTAGAAGCTGTTATTTAAGCGAATTGAGGCTTAGGCATGGATAACAAGTTTTTAAGCTCATAAGTACTCAAATACTCTACTAGCTCGTTGATGCCTTGTTTTACCTTGCCCTGATGCTTTGACGTAGTAACTGAATACTTATCCTTGTTTACAAACCACGTATTGGATTGATAAACTGCTACGGGAAAGTGTTGACCATAAGAGTAAACAACATATTTATCTCCGTCAACGAGAGCAAATAGAGTGCCATTACAGTTGAAAGCCTTACGCTCAGAAACTAATGCGGGAACTTGTTTAAGTGTAGTTTTCATGATTAAACCTTTAGGAAAGATAACGATAGTAAAAGCACTATCGCATAGCCCTACACGTAAGGCTATACGCTATCGCTTTAAGCCGTAGCCAATTCCTCACGAATGTAATTAGTGCTTATGGTGCGTCTACTTGCATCGTAGCCCCGTGGTTTATTCTGATTACCGCAAAGCATAGGATAGAGACTAAATCCACAACCATTCTCAAACTTACGGGATTCGATAAGCTCATGTTTAACCCAGCGAACCCTTATTTCTAATTCTTTAAGAGTTCCCGTAAATTCCTCATTATGTATTGTCGAGAATGGCATCATCATAACCATGCCTTCAGATGCTCCACGATAAGCCGAGCACGCTCTAATCATAAATTTGTATTGTTTCATTTTGTAACCTTTAGGAAAGATTGTTTAAGTTAAGATTTAAACGATAATTACTTATCGCTTAATATGTATTATATATATATAAAATGTATTGTCAACAATTATTTTCTAACTATTTACCCTATGTAGAATAAAGTATTATCATGTATTATTGTCGCTATATGTATTCATATATGTAGAGCTTATGTATAATATCTTATAGAGATAATATCTATGATGTGTCTGTTATATGTCTATATATTAAACAAGCCTATACAGACCGTAAGCAAATAGCGGGGTGACTATCACCGCTCTTTCACAATAAATATTTAAGTATTACCTAAGCCTATGCCTCTCCACAAAGGGAAAGGACACGTGTCATAACTATGCAAGTCATAACCATGCGTGCGTGGCAAGTGTTGGGGACTGAGAGGTGTGTTGTGCGTGCCCCCCACACTGCCCCCCCCATAAAAAATTTTATATATCTGACAGACGGTCTAGCGTGATGGTGTCGAGTAGGTTGATGGCATGTGCTGCTGAGTAGACTATACGTGTGGGTATACGAGCGTGTACGTTATAGGTGGGCCACATAGGTCCTGTATCTACGCCTTGTATACGGTTGACTCCTTTTGCTAGGCATCCTATGTCTGTGACGGTCATACCCAGTTCTAGGGTGGATTGGCATAGCCCTGTAGGGTAGGTGGTGATGACTGTTGAGCCTTCGTCAATATACTTCTTGGTAAGTCTCTCAAAGAACCAGGGGTTGTAGTCTGGTAGCTGGTTAGACATGGGGACACTGTTGACGATGAGTACGTCATATTTGGGGTACTTTTTCCTGGTTAACTCTGGGTAGTCAAAGAGGAAGGTATCTGGAGTTTGTATAGGGTTCATGACTCCTAGTTTGTTAGCCAGGTAGGAGAACCAGTCTAGGTGAAAGGCTACCCAGTTCTTGTTTAACGGACTTCTATAGAAATATCCGTCTACCCCTATCCAAGCGTTGGTAGCGTCTCCCCTGTGGGGTAAGTCCTGCAGAGTAAGGGGGACACCCTCACAGACGGGGAGAAGTTGCGGGTGATACTCTTGTTTGCAGTAGTGGATACATTCAATACTGGAATCTTCTTGACAAACCCTGCGTAGGAAGTTGAGGTGATGGAGCTGGTCGCCTAAGTGGTACTCGTTGTAGGTCCTGATTAACATTGCTTCTCCTTAAAGTTATGATATTATATGGTTATAGGTAGAGGTGATTATATGGAGATATTAGAGATAGAAAAAGGTAGCTTACTGCCTAGCCCACGGGTGGTGTACGCATATCCGTATGACAGTATGGAGGTGGGGGATAGTTTTACAGTTCCTGTGACGGCAAGAGCGAAGGTGCTCAACGCCAACTACAGGGCATCTAAGAGACTGGGATACAAGTTTTCTAGCAAGTCAGAGGGTGAGTTACTGAGGGTCTGGAGAGTATTGTGATAGAACTACTGTGGATGAACGAGGATGAGCTACGTGAGCACTGCCACGAACTGGTAGAGGCTTTGCTTATTTCTGAGCACCACAGGATAGAACTTGTTAACAACATGGGGAAAGCGTTAGCGTATGGATACAACAGAGGATATGCAGATGCGTCTGTACAACTCAAGATTGAGACTGAAGAAAGAGATGCAAAGAGCACTCTCTTGCATTAGCCCTGGGTCTAAAAGATACCTGGCAAAAGAATGGAGGGAGAAATACTCTGACATTGTTTATCAAGAATTAATACGGTGTGCTAAAAACCGTAAAGCAGCAGAAGCAATATCTAACTGGAATATAGAGGAAATGAAATGATAGGCAAGAAATTAACAGCAGCCGTAGTCACGGTAACCAAAGGTAGGCCTGAGCTAGACAAGTGTATAGCCTCTATACAAGCTCAAACATACCCTGTCCAGCACTACCTACTGTACGACAACGGTATGCTCCCCAAACTCCTCTTGCAGAAGAACCAACACGTCTGTGTATTTCCAACAGGCATAGCCCATCCTGACAAAGATGGTCGTAGATGGTTGGCTGCAGTACCTCACCTGATAAACGAAGACGTAGTGTTCTTCTGTAACGATGATGATTGGTTTGACCCTGACCATGTAGAGTCCCTTATGGAAATCATTAAGCGGGGTAACGACTGGGCGTATGCACTGCGTAAGATACATGACAAGGACGGTAACTTCTTGTTCAACGACAGGTGTGAAGCCTTGGGTGACCTCCATGAAGACTGGAACAACAAGGGTTGTAACTTTGTGGACTGGTGTATGTGGGGTATGCGAACAGAAAAGCTAAAGGGAATATCTGCAATCCTTGGTATGCCTGGCTTTGGTAGTGACCGTGAGTTTTACAGAGTAGCCAAACAAATGTTCCCTAAGTACGGTACGACCAAGAAGCACAGCTTTAATTTCAGACTGGGTGGTAACCCTGGTAGTGTGACAAAAGAGTTCTTTGATGCTGGTCACAAACACATGACAGAAAAGTACGGTGAGACGATGCCCTGGGAGGCGTGATGGATTTTGATTTACAAAAGTTCTATAAGTTCTGTGCCGAGCTAAAGATTGAGACCAAAGAAGAAGGTCTCAAGAAAATGGGTAAGCTCCTGGGGACACAGACCTATGTTATGGAAGAAATAGATAGGGGGTTAAAAGATGACGTTCATTTCTTTGTTATTCTCAAAGGTCGTCAGTTGGGTATCACTACTGTTAGCCTTGCCCTTGATTTGTATTGGCAATTTACTCACCCTGGTTGGCAGGGTACTCTTGTCTCCGACACTGAAGAAAACAGAGATATGTTCAGGTCAACTCTGGGAATGTATATTGACGGTTTACCCAAGGAGTACAAGATTCCTTTGGTTGCTCACAACCGCAATCAAATGGTCCTCAAAAACAGGTCCCGTATTTTTTACCAAATCGCTGGAAACAAGTCTCGATTGGGTCAAGGTAAAGCTATCACGTACCTACACGCAACTGAAACAGCGTCTTGGGGCAATGACGAAGGTCTAGCCTCCCTAATTGCATCTCTTGCAGAAAAGAATCCTCAGCGTCTGTACATCTTTGAATCCACCGCACAGGGATTTAATATGTTCCACGACATGTACAAGACTGCCAAACGAGCTAGAACACAACGTGCAATCTTCTGCGGATGGTGGCGTAACGAGTATTATTCTGTTCACCCTGACTCTAAAGAGTACAAAGTCTACTGGGACGGCAAGTTAAAGCCTGACGAGAAAGAATGGGTGAAAGAAATTAAAAAACTGTACGGGGTTGAGATAAACTCCCGTCAAATGGCATGGTGGCGGTGGAAGATGGCTGAGGGTATCAAAGACGAAACCCTTATGTATCAAGAGTTTCCGCCTACAGAAGACTATGCTTTTGTAATGACAGGTACGAGCTTCTTTTCTAACAGTAGGTGTACAGATGCAGCCAAATACGCAAAATCCCTCGACTACGAATGTTACAGATACGCCTTTGGACAACTGTTCCAAGACACAGAGTGCCTACCGTCCTCAGACCGTCTGGCAACGCTTCGGATATGGCAACAACCCGTTGACACAGCCTACTACGTCATTGGAGCAGACCCCGCTTACGGCAGCTCAGATTGGGCTGATAGATTTTGTATCCAGGTCTTTAGAGTCTATGCAGATGGACTTGACCAAGTGGCAGAGTTTGCTACCTCAGAACTCAACACATATCAGTTTGCTTGGGTCATTGCCCACCTTGCTGGAGCGTACAAGAACTCAACTCTTAATCTGGAAGTCAACGGACCAGGGCAAGCAGTCATCAACGAACTGAGAAACTTAAAACGCCTGGCAGCAGCCATACAAGGTCCTATGGCTAAGGACATGATGGACGTACTCGGCTCTATGCAAAACTACATTTGGCGTAGAAACGATACGATGGGCGGTCTGTCTAACTCCATAGGTTTCCTGACCACCTCATCATCCAAAGAACGTATGCTCTCCTACATGAAGGATTACTTTGAGCGTGGCATGATGGGCATCTTCAGCATGGACACTCTAGAAGAAATGAAAGGAATAGTCCGTGAAGACGGATTCATAGGCGCACCTGGTCGTGGTAAGGATGACCGTGTAATTGCAGCAGCACTGGCAACCATTGCATGGGCAGAGCAAGTCCAACCTAGACTTATTGGTATGCGTTTGTCAAAAGAAATGTCGCTACGTCAAGATGAGTACACCCCTGAACAACTGGCTGTTGGCAAGAATGTAAGTAATTACTTAAAGATGATTGGCGTATACGGAGGCAGAGATGCGTCTCACTAAGTCTCAACTGACAAAAGAACTTAAATTATTCCTAGCCGACAAAGACAGAGGTATTTCTATTAAGAACTTTTGTGAGATTGCAGGTATATCTGAGCGTTTGTTTTTACTCATGATTAAAGAAGACAAAGCGCCAATGACTGAATCTTCTCAGCGTGGACTAAACAGGGCTTATGAGCATTGGAAAGAAGGGCGTATACGGGTAATGAAAAAACATACCAACGAGACTTATCCTGATTACAGGAAAGAACCTGCGCCCCCAATAATTCCGATGAGTAAGCTCGTTATGACAAATACGGGGTTTAAAGTCCAAAATAAACCCGTAAATAGGCATGACTATGCGAATTTTGGCAATATTTTGATAACAAGGGGGTAATATGGCAGTTTTAAAAGATTATTTGTGTACAGAGCACGGTGTATTTGAATCTAGGGAGGCAAAGTGCCCTATAAAGTTCTGTAAAGGCGAATTATCGGTAATTTTCCTAAAACCAGTG